ACTGTTGGTTCTACAGCCACATTCTACGGACTTTTTGAGTCTGAATCTATTCAAGATTCCACTCTTTCTAATATTAGTATCGCGAGTACTTACATCTCCGGAATTGGCATAACTGATAAATTAAGTGGAGATCTTTATGTGTATAAGTTTGATGATAAATTCATTGGATTGTGCACTTCAGCTGCCGATGCTCTATCTCCATCCCCAAAATTAATTGATTTAATTTTGGTTGGAATTGGGGACAATCATTATATTACAGCTACAAATCAAAATGCAAAGTGTATAATTCTTATTGACAATGTAATTCAATCTCCCATTGTTTCCACTGGAATTACGGCAACTATTCAAAATGATCTAGAACTTTTAGATACAACTCTCTATTTCTCTGGGATAAGTTCATTTTTTGGTGGTGATATCATAAAAATTGATGATGAGATCATGAAAATAACTTCAGTTGGAGTTGGAAGCACTAATTTTGTTGAGGTAGAAAGACCTGTAATGGGTACCATTCTATCCGATCACCAAAAAGATTCTTTAATAAAAAAACTAAAAGGAAATTATAATATAGTAAACAGTAAAATATATTTCTCCGAGGCTCCATACGGACCAATATACGATGAAGTCAATGGAGATGTAAATATAAGATCTACATTCCAGGGTAGGGTTTTCCTGAGATCTGGAATTCCAGGTTCAGATGAAAGCACTTATGAGAAAAATTATGTTTTTGATGACATAAACTCACAATTTGATGCAGTAACAAAGGATTTTGTGCTCAAATCAAATGAACAAGATATAACAGGATTTTCTACATCTAACTCAGTCATATTGATCAATAGTATATTCCAAAGTCCAGAAGATGATTGTAATTTATCTGAACCTGGATCAGAAACACAAGTCAATTTTACTGGAACTGCAACATCTGCACTTTATGATCCAAATAATGCTGGAGTCCCAAGAGGAGGAATTATTGTATCTGTTGGTTCTAGTAATGGATTTGGTTATCAGCCATTGATTTCTGCAGGCGGGACAGCTATAGTTTCTTCTGCTGGCACAATTCAGTCAATTAGCATTGGAAACAGTGGATCTGGGTATCGGTATGGTGTTCAACCAATAGTAAGAGTTGGAGTGCAAACTTTAAGCACTGGATCACCAAATGTAGAATATGTTGGTATAGCTTCTATAGTTGGTGGTAACATAGTAAGTGTGGCAATAACAAATCCAGGATTTGGATACACTTCAACAAATCCACCGCAAGTTGTTTTTGATAATCCTACATCTTATTCTAATCTTGATCTTACTCACACATCAAGTAGCAGTGGTGTCGGAACACAGGCAAAAATTGATATCGTAGTTGGCCAGGGATCTAGTGTAATTGATTTTACTATTACCAATTATGGGTATTCGTATGAAATTGGTGATATATTAACAATAGAAACAGGAGGATTAAGTGGAATTCCGACTGATACGACAAAACGATTTGAGCCATTTTTGATAACCGTTGATAGAACTTTCGCAGATGAATTTAGTGGATGGTCAGTTGGAGAACTACAGAAGTTAGATAATATAGATTCATTATTTGATGGTTTTAGAAGATCATTCCCAATATCCGACAATGGAAACAGATTTGCAATTATAGCAAAAGACGGATCAAACATTGATCTCAAATCTGTACTATTAATTTTCGTCAATGGTGTACTACAAGAACCTGATGTTGCCTATACATTTAATGGTGGAAGTATAATTACATTTACCGAAGCACCAAAAAGTGGAGATAAGTGCAGAATTATATTCTATAAAGGAACTCCAAATATTGATGTAGTTGATGTTGATATACTAGAAACAGTTAAAGTTGGAGATACACTTAAACTAGTAGGAGATCAGTACAAGTCAATAGAAAATAATCGACTTGTAACAGATATTATTCTCCCAGATACAACAGAAACGAATCCATATAACTCAATTGGTGTTACTTCAGATCTTCAATTACTAAGGCCGGTAAAATGGTGTAAGCAAAGAAATGATACTATTATTGATGGAGTTGAGGTTAACAAAGATAGAATAAGATATGAGCCAGTTATTTTTCCAGTGAGTAATATTATCCAACCTGTGGGTACTGGCTCAACTCAAATCTTTGTCGATTCAATCAAAACTATATTTGATTCGGAAGCTGAGAATACACCAGCGGCAATAACAAATAAGATTGAAATCATCGACAATAATAGATTATCTGTAGCAATCGCAACTGCTGTAGTCTCTACTTCTGGTACAATACAATCGGTTGACATCGTGGATGGAGGAGTTGGGTACACAACAAATCCTATTGTTTCTATTCAATCGCCAATCGGAATTGGTTTTACTGGTATTGCGTCTCTGACATCTAATATTACTTTGGGTATAGTGACTTCAATAACAGTGACTTCACCTGGTTTTGGTTATACATCTACAAATCCACCAACGATTCTTGTCGAATCGCCAAAACTTACAAGAGAGTACATTGAAGATGCCTCTTATTTTGGAGATTTTGGAATTATTTCCGGAATCAATACCGCGAATGTGGGATTAGCTTCTACAGCTCTAATTTTTGACCTGTATATACCACAAGATTCTTATTTAAGAAATCTTTCGATCGCAGATCCAATCATAACAGAAAGTCAACTAGAAGTAGGATACTATTTTAAAGTTTCAAATTCAAATGTTGGCAATGGAGTGACATCACTTAGAAATGATGGGACTGTAATCGGAATTGGAACCACAGGAATAGACAATATATATCAAGTAATTTCAGTCTCAACTGGAACAACTGATGTTTATGGTGTTGGTAGTGCTACAGTTACAAAAGTAACTGTCAGTGTTTCTGATTATAATGGATTAAATGGTATTGGTTATAGTAATTATTATGGAGATTATAGTTGGGGACTTATTAATATTCCAAACATTACAAATTCTTTCTCGGTTGAAAGTAATTATGGTGTAGTCGGGTTAAATAGTACTCCAATTGTTAGAAGGTATAATCAATTAAGAATTCAAAATTATAATGATTTATAATGTGAATAAATACAAAAAAGTCTGTAAGTAAATGTCTGCGATTATAACAGTTCAATTTAGAATTTTAAGTGCGGAGAATTTTTCTCTCTCGGTCGCATCAACTGCAAATGCGTATTATTCTTTTGTTGGATTGACAAATTCAACTGAGTACAAAACTGATTGGGAACAAAATCCATCATCTCCGATTGATTCATTTGACAATTACAATGATGTCTGGGATACAATAATTGGATTGAAAAAAATAAACTCAGATGATGTCAGACAAGTAGTCAAAAGAATTGATTGGGTGTCTGGAAATACTTATGATATGTATCGTCATGACATAAGTAGAAATAATTTATCGAAGCCATCAAATAAGACAAGTCTCTACGAATCAAATTTTTATGTGATGAATAGTGATTATAGAGTTTATATTTGTTTACATAATGGAACTGATCCAGAAAATCCTAATGGTAGACCTTCTCTGGATGAGCCCACATTTACTGATTTGGAACCAAGACCAGCTGGAGTAAGCGGTGATGGTTATATCTGGAAATACTTATACACAATTAAACCAAATGATATTATAAAATTTGATTCTCTAAATTACATCCCAACACCAAAAAATTGGGATACAAATATCGAAAACACTTCAATCAGGGAGAATGCAGATAGTTCCTCTAGTGGACAACTTAAAATTATTACCATCACAAATAGAGGAAGTGGTTTAGGAACATCAAGATCTTACACAAATGTTCCAATTATAGGAGATGGTTTTGACGCAGAAGCAACTATTGTAGTTGGAAATGATTCTACCGTAGAATCAATTAATGTGACATCAGGTGGGCAAAATTATACTTATGGTATAGTTGATTTAACATCTGCTGGATTAACTGGAGATGTATTACCAAGTTTTGATGTAATTATTCCTCCACCTGGTGGACATGGAAAGAATATTTATAGAGAACTTGGAGCAAAAAATATTTTAGTTTATTCTAGGATAGAAAATGACAACTTAAACTCAGATTTCATCACTGGAAATAAGATCGCTAGAGTTGGAATTATAAAAAATCCAGTTTCTTTCGATGCAACCAGTACATTAACCACACAAAAAGCAAGTAATACATATGCGATTAAATTATCTGGTGATTATGAAACTGCAATATTTCTTCCAAACTCTAGAATAACACAAACTGTCTCTGGGGTTGGAACCGCAGTTGGTAGAGTAGTCTCTTATGATAATAAAACAGGAGTATTGAAATATTGGCAGGACAGAAGTATTGTTGGATTCCAAACAGGAAGTAGTGTTTTGGCATATACCCCAGAGTTTGGATATAATTTAGTGCGGTTTTCATCTTCTGGTGGAACAATTAACGGAACAGCAAATAATTTGCCAGTAGATACAAACTTTACTGGTTTTAGTACCACCATAAATAATATGACATACAATCTTGGTCAATATTTTGCAAGTGGTCTAGCAAACCCAGAAGTCAAAAAATATTCTGGGGAATTAATTTATATTGACAATCGACCATCAATTACTAGATCAAAAAACCAAAAAGAAGATATCAAAGTTATTTTGCAATTCTAAGTAAGGATTATGCCACAAGAAACTAATCTCAATGTATCACCATATTTTGACGACTTTGATAAGAGTAATAGTTACTATAGAGTTTTGTTTAAGCCTGGATATCCAGTACAGGCTAGAGAACTAACAACATTACAATCAATATTACAAAATCAAGTAGAACAATTTGGCTCTCACTTTTTCAAAGAAGGTGCGAAAGTAATACCTGGACAGTTAACTTATGTTAGTAACTTTTATGCCGTAGAAGTAAATGATGAGTTTTCCGGAACTCCGGTTGGTTTATACCTGAATAATCTTGTTGGTGCCATAATTTATGGGAGATCATCTGGAGTAAAGGCAAAAGTTATCAAGGTAATAACAACAGAAGAATCCGAAAGAGGAAATATAACTCTATATGTAGATTACTTAGAATCTTCTTCTAGTGATTTATCAAGAAGAGAATTTTCCGATGGGGAAGTTTTATATTCTGATACCGCAATACAATTTGGAAATACTTTTATTTCTTCTGGTGAGGGCTTTGCATCCACACTATCAACAAATTCCACTTCAACTGGATCCGCATTTGCTCTATCAAATGGTGTTTATTTTTTAAGAGGTACATTTGTAGAAGTACAAGATGAAATATTAATTCTTGATCAATATACAAATAAACCAAGCTATAGAGTTGGATTATTGGTTAATGAAGAAATCACAACTTCTGATGATGATCCATCATTGACAGATAATGCTCAAGGTTTTAATAATTATTCCGCTCCAGGTGCAGACAGATTAAAAATCACTGCAACATTATCCAAAAAAGATATTAATGATTTCGACAATGCAAACTTTGTTCAGCTAGCAACTGTACAAAACGGCGTTTTAAGAGAGATAAACAACAATACAGATTATAATATTCTTGGCGACGAATTAGCAAGAAGGACATTTGATGAATCTGGACATTATTATATTAAATCATTTACAACATATTGTAAGGAAAGTTTAAATGATGGTATTGGAAATGGTGGGATATTTAAAGAAGGTGAATTAACTTATTCTGGATCGGTACCCAGTGAAGATCTAGCGATTTATAAAGTGAGTCCTGGCAAAGCCTATGTTAAAGGTTATGAAGTTGACTTTCAAGGTCCAACTTTACTAGATGTACCAAAACCAAGAACCACAAAAACTGTACAAAGTCAAGCAGTCAACTTTGGTTTCAATCCAACATTAACTGTAAATAATGTAACTGGATCTCCTTTCATTGAATTTAATACATTAAATACACTCAGCCTACGGAGTGAAAGAGTTTCTAGTGACCCAGGATCTGCTGCAGGCGAGGAAATTGGTATTGCTAGAGTTTATGACTTTGTTCTTGAACAAGGTGGATATGATGTAGAAAATCTAGAGACCAATAGATGGGATTTAACTCTATTTGATGTCCAAACATATTCAAAATTAACTTTAAGTGAGCCTGTTACCTTAACTATACCAACTTACATTCAAGGAGAGCAAACTGGTGCCACTGGATACTTAAAAGATGCAGTATCTAGTGCAAGTATAATAACAGTTTATCAAATTAGAGGAGAGTTTTCAGAAAAAGAAAATATCATAATTAGTACTTCAAATGAAAATGAATCTTCAAGATATGTAACAAATATTAAAAATTATGGTATATCGGATGTAAAGTCTGTATATTCATCTAGTGTCGGATCTGGAATTACATTCACTGCAGATACTGTACAGTCTATATCCAACATTATCGGTAATGCAACAATAACTCAAGCTAGTGGTGGCATTTCTACAGTCACTGTAAATGGTGCTAATATATCTGGTATTGTAACGACGGGAAATATCATAAGATATAGTCAACCAGGAATTTCTACAGCCGCTTTCGCAAAAGTTGGAGATGTTTTTTATCTCGCATCTGAATTTCAAATTTCTCCCGTTGAAAGTGTCGTAGGTGTTGCATATGGGAACTTACCAACATCAGAAATTAACATAACTGACTTATCAGTAGTTACAACTAAATTACAATCCAGTGGAGACAGCGGAAATTCAGCAAGTAATAGTTCACTTTTTAGTGCCTTACCAAAATCAAACATAGAGTCAGTAAATCTGGATGAATCTCAAATAACTATAAGAAAGCAATTCAATAATATTAATATATCCAGTAATTCTACAGATCCAATTGACGCTGGACAGAATGAAGTATTTTT